ATTTTTGCATCTCCTTTCCTTAACATATTGGTATTTTACCATACTTCTTGCACCCTGTCAATAGGTGCAAAGAATAAAGTTAATTTTTTAAGCTTAACCAGGTGCGCCTCTTATTATGATTTGTCACGATACATCTCTTAAACGCTTCTGGCTCTGCAAGGAGCGCAAATCTTTTCTTAGCTCGTGTTAACATTGTATATAGCATACAGTTATCAAGCAATTTGTAATGTGTGTTGTCAATGATGCCAATTACAGTTTGAGCAGCCGATCCTTGAAGCTTATGCGTTGTTAATGCATATGCCAATTGAAGTTGTCCTAACTGAGCAAAAGAATATTCAATCATCTTTTCTTCAATATTTGCATTCATAGATACCAAACATATTTCTTTTTCTTTATCAATTTCTGTAATATATCCAATATCGCCATTGAATACATCTCTCTCATAATCATTTGAAGTCTGTAATACCTTATCTCCTAAATAGTATTTACGATCTTTGAATTCAACAAATGGTTTATTACTACCAGCAAATAATTCTTTCTGCACTGCTTTATTTAATTCATCTGTGCTATTGGTACAATTACTTCTTCGTGGGGAAATAATCACAACATTATCAAGCCCTTCCTCTTTAACAGATTTAATATACTGCTTTACTGCCATGTTAAACAACGATTCTCTATTCTTCCTGAACAAATAGAACATATCATTTAGTTCACCATGAACAATTTTTAATTGTGGACTGTCCAATGGGTTGATCCCTCTACGAATCTTTCTTGCATCCGTTAAAATACCAGATTTTTCTGCTTGCCTCATCGGTTTGGTAAGCTGAACGCTATTCAAGCCTTTCTTTTTTAACAGATCCGAGAAAATATTACCAAATCCAATCGGTGGCAACTGCATATAGTCACCACAAAAAATTAATCGTGTTCCTGGTCGAATTGCCAATAAAAAATTATAGAAAAGGCTCGCATTTGTCATACTGCTTTCATCCATGATCACAACATCAGCAGGTAATGGGTTATCTTGATTGTAGCAAAAACTATCAATACCTTCTGCCACAAGTAATCTATGAATAGTCCGTGAGTCCAAACCTGTTGCTTCTTTAATTCTCTGGGCTGCTTTTGCAGATAACGCACACGCAACAATGCTATTATTTCTTTTTTGGTAGCATTTAATAATTGGTTTCAGAATTGTTGTTTTACCAGTTCCAGCTTCTCCAGAAATAAACACAACTTGGCAATTTAACGCTTTGTTAACTCCTGTAATTTGCTCTTCTGAAAACATAAATCCTTCTTCATCTTCAACCTCAGAAATCGTCTGGCTAATCTCATTATCTGTTATTGGTTCGTAATCTGTCGTATCCCCAAATGAATATTTCTCCATATCTTTAATTAATTCGTAAATATCCATTTCAATTTTATGATACGATTTCAGACCAATTTTATCTCCAGATGTATATAAATAATTTGGTATTTTTTTATCTGATTCTTCATCAAGCCATTCATCAAATATAGGTAAGCATTCAGATGCCGCATTACTAATATCGCATCTTAAATTTTTGATATATACATATGTATGTCCATCATTATCACCAACTTGATGCAAGTCGTAGGAAATAAATGCATTTAACCGTTGATTTGAGCATCGCAATTCTGGTTTTAATTTGAGCGCAATATCGTCAACTCGTTTAAATCCCATGCCCTTTACTCTAGTGAGTATATATGGATTTTGTTCAATCTGTTTTTTTAAAACACTTGGATTAGGTTCGGATTTCAATAATCTTTCAATCGTTGGTAACGTAACCCCATATGGTTGCAACATTACAACAATATCAGAAATCACATAGTTTTTAATAATTTTATCTCTAAGCTTCTTCCAAGTTTTATCTCCTAGCCCTTTGATTTCTGAATGGTCAATCATCTCTAACTGACCATTCATTACATCTTCAACAACATTAGGATATTTCGCAATTAACTGATCTGCGATCGCTGCGTTCGTCTGTGTTTTTAAAAATACCTTTTGTGCTTCAAAAGTTTTAGGAACTTCGGCAACTATAGAAAGTGGTTTATATTGGTATTCATTGTATTTCTTAGAATATGCCATATTGGCTTTAACCTTATATTTCGTTCCTAAATACAACTCCTGCATATTACCAACCAATTTGCCACATTTGTTCATTTTTTTATCGGATAAGTCATCAAAATCATTATTGTTATATGGTTTGCATTCTGGTAAATCTTCTGCCGTACAGAATGTGTAAATTCCAAACAAAGATTCTGCATTATAATAAATCTGATATAATGGGACAATCTCAAACTCATATTCTTTTGTACTATCCACCACTTTAGGCGACAACCCCCTTCACTTTCTTAATATCTTCTAGCCATTGTTTATATGGTTTAATTTTCTTTGCAATAACCTTTTCATCTGAATCTTTTCTACACAACATAGCAATCTGATTCCCTTTGACGATTAAGTCTTCATATTCTTTCAATTGTGAGTGCCAGACGATTGCCTCAGTCAATCCAAAACTAGAATATAAATTCACATACGCAAATGTCTTTTTATTTTTGTCTTTCTTTTTATCAACTTTAGCGATCACTGCAACCACAGTGCAATCATCTCCATTTTCAACATCTTGAAATTGTTTTGACATATACTTGTATGCCTGATCAAATGGGTTATCGTTGATAAAGATTTGCAATGCTTCAAATTCCCAAAAATCTTCATTCTCAAGATATTTTTGATTCTGTGCGATAAATTTCTGAAATCGTTCTTTTTCCTTATCTTTATACAATTCATACCTTTTATCGTTGTAAGCTTTTAATATTGCATCTTTGTCGTAATCATATTTCTTCTCACCTATACGGTAATATTCAGCGTCAATATCCCATTTAATAAGTAACTGTTTGTAACTCGGTGCTTTTGCAACTGGCTTGAATGTTGTTGGCTGATACATAGATTTCAAATACTGAATTAAAGTTTTACGTTTATTCTTTGTCGGAATTGCACCTGCCTTAATCAACTGAATAACCTGTGATTTACTTGGATTAATACGTTTGCAAAAGTTTTCAAACCCTATGAATTTACCATTTTCATCACGGTCTTCAAGAATTACCTTTGCAATTTTTTCTCCAATACCACTGATAGCCGATAATCCAAACAATATATACACATCATCAATACTGAAATTCATCATTGATTTATTTAAGTTTGGTGGTAACACTTGAATCTTAAACGCCTTGGCATCAAGAATATATTTATTTACCATTCCTGCCTTATCTTTATTGCGATTCAATAATGCCTTAAAGAAGCATAATGCGTGATGCTTCTTCAAAAACGCTGTTTGTAAGCATAATACAGCATAGGAGTACGCATGACTTTTATTGAATAAGTATCCCCCTTTTTGGGATAACGTCTCGCTAATCTGTTTTGCAATTTCTTCAGGATATCCATTCTCAATAATCTCGTAATAAAGCTTTTTAGATTCAGACTTCACAAGTTCAATATTCTTTTTACCAATCGCCTTACGGAATAAGTCGGCTCCTCCATAACTTCGACCACCAAATTTACGAACAATATCAAGTAATTGCTCCTGGTAAATCATACATCCATACGTTTCCTTTAAGATTGGCTCCATATCTGGATGGATATATGTAATTTTCTCTGGATGATGCTTGTACTCAATGAATTCTTCTAAAACATCCATTGCATCTGGTCTGTACAATGCCAATACAGCAGCTAATTCTTCCATGTTTGAGACTTGTAACCTAATCAACAAGTCCTTCATACCAGCACTTTCAACTTGGAAAACACCATTAGTCATTGCACTACGCAATAATTCATATGATCCTTTGTCCATTTCAAATTTTGGATTGTTAATATTTACATCAAACTCAGTTAACCCTGCGTCAATTTCAGCTTCTTTTACAGTGTTTAATGTGGCAACACCTAGAATATCAAATTTAATAATTCCAATTTCTTCAACGATACGTTTATCTACTTGAATGACGTGCTCTCCGTCAGTTCCAAGTTTCATTGCCATATAATCGCTAATATCTGTATCTACAATCCCCACACCACCTGCATGAGAAGATACTGTTTTTACTCTACCTGCAAGATGAGATGCAACGTCAAAAAGCTCTTCATATCTTGGGTTCTCTGCTAAATCTCTGTTATTCCATAAAGATTCTTCAATCGTGTCATATACAAATTTTTTACTTAATTTATCCATCTCGTGATAATTGAACCCTAAGACCTTGCCAACATCTTTGATTGCCACAATTGGAGTAATAAAACTGAAATTGATAATCTGGCATACCCTGTTTTCGCCATACTTATCGATCAAATATTGGATAATCTCATCTCGTGTGCCAACATCTGTATCTGTATCTGGCATTGAAATTCGCTCTGGATTCAAAAATCTTTCAAAAATCAGTCCATATTTGATAGGATCTAAGTCTGTAATTGTAATCGTGTAACACACTAAGCTACCTGCGCAACTACCTCGACCAGCACCAATTGGAATACCATTTTCTCTTGCGAAGTTGATAAAATCCCAAACAATCAAGAAGTATCCATCGAATCCCATTGAATGAATAATATCTAATTCGTAATCAATTCTTTCTTTTCTAAGTTTCTGCTCATCTTCTGGTAATTTATCGAATCCTCGTTTTACCCACCCTGTATCAATCAGATACTTTAAATAAGAATAATTATCTTCAAATCCTTCTGGTAATGGGAAAGATGGTAACTGAGGTGCTTGAAATGGCATGTGAATTTCATCAATTAAATCTGCAATCCTATCAGTTTCTTCAAGCCCTTTGGTCACTGCGTCTTCTCCAATTTGACTATCCATAATTGCATGAATTTCATCGTCAGATTGTAAATAACATCCTTCATAAATTTCTGCTGCGGTTTCAGTATCGTGAGCAAGCTTTACATGCCAGTTCTGATAATACAGATCTTCTTTTCTAGCAGCATGACTATCAGTTGTGATAATGTATGGTGTATTAGTGTCTACTGAAAGCTGTAAGATTTTCTGATTATATACCATTTGATCCTGATGTGAATGTGACTGCATTTCTAAATAAAAATGTGGAAAAATCTCTTTATATTCACGAACATATTCAACACATTTCTGATAATCTGGCTCTCTGGCAAGTTTAGATGCTAAACAAGCACTACTCACAACCAGATCCTTAGCATATGGTTTCAACGCATTCAGATCAATTCGTGGCTTGTAGTAAAATCCATGAAAATTTGAATCAGTTACCAATTGATTAATTGCTTTTCTACCATTCTCATTCTTTGCCAATACAATTAAATGGAAATATTTGCTATCCTTATTCTGCTCTGTCATATCAAAACATTCATAGAATTCAACTCCAAAAATCAGTTTTATATTCGGATATTTTTCATGAAGTTTGTCATAATAACACCAACTATACTCATTTCCATGTTCTGTGATAGCCAGTGCTTTTAGTCCTATCTCTTCTGCTCTTTGTAAGTTTTCTTCAGGTAATGCATATCCATCTAACAATGAATAATGCGAATGTGTATGTAATGAACTGCTCACTAACTTTCACCTCAATCCCAAATATCTTCGTCTAATTCTTCATCTGTTGTGATGCTCAGAACATTAATATCATCAACCGCAATTTGATATTGTCTAATTCCGTTAAAGATATTAGTCTGTGCAGTTCCTACTAATTCAAATGCAACTGTACCTTCGTCAGAAAAATCGTTTATAATCCAATCATAAATCTTATTTTTTTCATCACATCTAAACATCACGCATGGAATATCATTAATCTTGAATTGCATTGTATCCATTTTTTTACCAACAACATTAATCTCTTCCTTATTTAATGTAATATTCTTGACAGCAATCATCGGATCATCAATACCCTGCCCACGAATATCATCTAATTTAGACATTTCCTGTAGTAGTTCAAAATCTAATCTGCAAGCATCTACAATGAAATCAACTCTATAAGTTGCATCATATTTAATATCTTTCAGCTTGTCGTTTAATTCTGTGATTGCTTTAGAGATATTATCTGTCGAACATCCAAATGCATTGGCGTGACCTTTTGCCCATAAAAATGAATTTGTTTCGGATATCACATCTTTCAAACTATCAATCGGGCTATGGTCTACATTCCTTGCACTACCACTCATTTCTACTAATCCTGTTTCTGGATTAATATGTTTTCGTAATAACAAGCATGGTCTGTTCATATCTTCAGCAATCTTAATAGCAACCAATCCTGTCAAACTGCTATCTAATGTTTCTGTAACATCAAGAATAGTAATCTTACTATCTTTATCTTTTTCTGCCTCTTTCATAATAATCGGAACCATCTTTTTCTTTTGACGATCCTGTTTGCCTTTAGCATTTTTGCATAATCGAGCAGCACGATCGTAAATATTCTCTTTGATTACTTCCGCAGGGTTGTTTTTTGTTGCTCTTTTCTTATAGTCAAATACCTCATAGTCTTCAATAAATGCTCTAAAAACTAATTCTTTATCTTTCAAAGAACCAAATCGTACCATACCATTGATAATTGGAACGATATACCACTGAACATTATGAATATTAACAATACTATGCATTGAATAATCTTGTGCATTGATCAGCGCTTTGAAGCATTCATTCTGAATATTCTGTATTCCTTTATTGACTAAACGACGTGTTTCAAAGGATCTCATATCCATCACATCACCAATATTGGCTAATGCACATAAATCTAAATAATCATCTGCATAATTAATCCATAATTCATCATCCATTGCCTGTAAAAATCTATAGACAATCCCAGCCCCACATAAGTCTTTATTTCTATATCGTGGACTACACTGATTATTTACAATTACAACTTCCTCTGGCATTATTTCTTCAGATTCTTCTTTTTCATGGTGATCAAGAATTACAATCTGTACGCCACGATTTACAAGTTCAGTACACTGTGTTACATCGTTGGTGCCTGCATCTGGAATTATTAAAAGTTTTACGTCTTCAGGTATAGTAATATCTTCACTTAATCCGTGAGCTTTTGCTTTTTTATGCAATAAGTAACAAATGCTACTCTTACCATCATAAAGTTCATTATTAATGCGATTTAAGTACATATATGCCATCGAAGCCGAGCAAAATCCGTCTACGTCCTCGTCAATTAAAATACCGATTTTATGTCCATTTTCAAGTGCAAAAATCGTTGTATTTACTGCATTTTTGATACCCTCTAAATCAGCATAATCTTGAATTACGCTATCATCGAGGTTCAAATACGTTTCATAATCATCAATCCCTCTATTTCTTAAAATTTCTGGCACAACATTAGAGGTATCATTTGTGCCACCTTCATATAATTTGTATTTTATATGTATAACCTGCCTGTTCTTATTTAAGTGTATACAAATAGTTATTTAACAATAGTTCCCATTTTTTAGGATCATCAGTAGGTGATTCTTTTTCATCAAGGATTCCTTCTTTTGAATTATCCATAATATATGAAATCGGAACTCCATCAATAAAACGATCGCCAAGCTTTTGAATCTCTTCTAACTCAACATCTTTGTCAAAAATAAATACTACTTCAACTCCGAGTCTTGTTAACATATCAATTTGCTGTCTTGAAACTTGCTTGCCGCCAGTTGCCACAACATTTTGATATCCATATGACCATAGCTGCATGACAGCTTTTTCTGCTTCTGCAACATATACTCTTCCAACCCTTTCTATATAAGGTAGAGTTTTATTCAATCCGTATAAGATTCTTTGTCTAGCGCATGGTTCAATATATAAATATTTCAAATCATGTTTATCTAACTCTTTCTTGAACAATCGTCCTTTAACACCTACCAAATCGCCAATTTCAGAAAAAATAGGTATTGTAATTCTGTTTGTATCTTCGTCATAGCCAATATTAAATTCTTTCTGTGTTAAATAAGTAATATGATCTTCATAAAACAGATCATTAACATAGTCCATATAATAAGAAAGAATTCGTTTTGAAATTGGTTTGACTGGTTTATCTTCTTCGGTTTCTATATTTTCTTTCATATCATGAATCAATTGAGTGATCTGCAAACTTTCTGGCAGTTGCTCATTAAAATCATGATAATAATCTATGCCGATCAAATTGGCTAGATATTTTAAACCGTCTGGGAAAGACAGACTTTTTGTAAAACATACCAAGTCAATTAAATCTGTCTGTCTTTCTTTTGCTGTCATTTTTCTTGTATAATTTGTGCAATTTAGGTTTTCGTTGTTATATGTAATAACTGCGGATTCATTATCCCCATCTTTATTTGCACAGCTCCAATATCCAGACGAATGATATTTAATATGATGACAGCCTATATCTTTCAGAATATTTTCTACATAATTATTGTCGTATATATATTCTTTTAGCTGTGCTACATCCATAACCTACGCTCCGTTTTTCTCTCGTTTTATGACATATCCTATTTCATCCCAAGTATTTAAATCCAAGTTGATTTCAAAAATTGGAATAACATTCTTGTTACCGCCTCGGTTTTTATCAACCTTAATACAGAAATATGTCTTGTCCTTTTTTAGATCGTGCGCCTGTGGCTCTCCCCAATCACTAATTGATATATACTGATATTTGTAATATTCGTCAGGATGTAATCTTTTACCAAGCATTAAGATGTCAGCAACGTGCTTAATCTGTTTTGCATTGGCAATATTATTACTACTTAGCTGGAATATATCTGTATACACCGTATCATCAGTTAACTGGAATACAGAGAAACAAAACATATGAATTTCTTTCATAAGCTCTTTAATTTTTGTGGCTGTCTGTTTCACCGTTTGCCAATCATCAATACGATAACCTTTTAACGTGTCATAACCACAATATTTCACGTCATATAACATACGATGTTTTCTAAATTCAAACTCTAATGCTGAGTCTGAGTAATCAGAGCCAACATCTTTGAAATATAATTTCCCTTGACGTTTCTGATCAACCCATTTTGCAACTTGCATAACTTTTTGAAACTCATCTGATGTAGTAGCCACTCTATGTTTGTATTCCTCTTCTGTTTCAATAAAGTCTCCATTTTCATTTGTTTTTCTTTCAACCACATTGCCATTGTTATCTCTGTAAATACCAAGAACTATTTCTTCTTCTGGCTTTTCAATATCAATCCCATGAAGCTCTTTGAAGCATTTGTTGTTGATTACTGTAACGACTAAGCAATTTCGCAAATCGTCTTCATCCATCTCATTACTGAGTAATAAAAATTTCTCGTCCATTGCCAATACTATATATGCAATCAACAACATCATATTTCTTGATTTTCCTTCATTGCTTAAGAATCCATTAAAAATTACCTTTCCAAGGCGACATCCTCTGAACATCTTATTGAGAATCGCCCAAGGTAAAGGAATCCCTAAATCTGGTTTTGATAAAAATGATTCAACCTGTGATTCAACACCACTATTCAATAAGACAGAATCTTCGCCTGCGCTAATAACAGTGTTAATTTTGTCTGCCTGAGATCGAATCACTCTATAAATATCTTTTGCTTCCCATTTTTCAAATAACCTATGGTTTAAAATTCGTTGAACAGGATATCCATTTCTGTCATACTCTCTTACAAGAGAATATTTCTTAACGAGATTATAATATTTTTTAAAATCATCACAATCTGCAACCTGCATCCATGATGAAATCGTCTTCCACCCTTTGTATCTTTTGTATGTCCTAAGTCTTTCATCTGATTGACTCATGAACATATTTACCTTATCCTCCTCAATCGTCTGAGTAAATGTTTTATACATAATCTCAAACATATCATAGAAGAATTTACATGCCTCATCGCTGAAATCATACTGACTTCTCATATATCCACCATAAGAAACATATAAATCTGGCTGTTTATACAAAGCACCGATAAACATCATTTCACTCTGAATGTTAGTTACACTTTTACGTTCTACTGCTTCTTCTGTCAATCAAGTCCCTCACCAAAAATATCACTTAAAATGTCGTCCATGTTATCGTCTTGTGTGGCTGTTACTACAGTTTTCTGAGTTGTGATATTATTTGTTTCAACAAAAGATTTTGCAAATTTTTCATTATTCTTTTTGTCTACTTCATTTAATTTCTGTTTCTCTTTCCATCGTAAATAACTATCATACTTTCCTACTAAAACTGCCAAATCATAATTAACCTGGTGCGTTGGATTATCTTCATCCATCGTTCCTTTTTGTATCAAAAATGTTCGATTTTTCTTAAGATATTTCATTTGACGCTTCCACATATCTAAAAGATCACTTGGTGGAATTGGTTTCGCCAGACCACGATATGTACCTTTATAAATACTTTTCAATTTTGTAAAAACATATGCTGGTACAGAACCAATGTAGTTATAATTATCAAGAATAAACCGATATACTTTGTCTTCTAACAATCTTGGTTCAAGTAACACTCGTGCTTTCTGATTATATTCATCAATCTTAGACAATGCAGATAACCATTTGTCATGTTTAGTATTTTTGGATAATAATTTTGCTTCACACATTTTGCGGAAACATTCTTTGTGATAATAACTATTGTCATATTTAACAATCTCTTGCACTTTATCTAAATCAAGTTCAATTACTTCTTTACAATAAGCGCATTTTACTGTTAAAACATCTGCCATACTACAGTTACTCCTCGTCCAATATCAAAGGATTAGGTAGCCAAAATGGCTACCATATAAACCCTTTTGTAATTTCACCTTATCCTTCCTGATCTTCTTTGATTTTTTTCACTAAGATTTCTTCAATCTTCTTTAACTGATCAAGATCATTAAGACGACTAAAGGCGGTAGGTAATCCTTCTTTGGCGAGCTTATCTTTCATTTCCTGTCTTTTTGGAGGGGCTAATTTTTTGATTCTGTCAGAAATTCGTTTTTTTACATCCTGAACAGAATCTTTTTTGCTAGATGAGCCACTGGATAACATACCAGATTCTTCTTTTTCTGCTTCCTCTTCGGAAACTGGCTTACCTGCCTCTCCAAGAATTTCTCTCTTATAGATTTTCTGTTCAACATCTACTGCTTTTGTAAGAGCATTACCAAGTGTAAACTCTTTGTTCCCAACAGAATTATCAATAACTTTCTGCCAAGCTAACATCTGTGGATCTTCTACAATCTCGTTCTTTTTATATGTATGTGTTCTATCTTTCAATATCTGAGCACAAACCATATCAGTTTCACTATCAACGAATGTACGAATTACTGTTTTGGCGTTATAATCCATACCTTTAAATCCGTCAATAATTTTACGACCTGTTGTAACAGTTTCTCTTTTACCATCAATCATCTTAGATTCTGTTTCATCTTTTTCTCTTGCTGTTACAACACAATGTGCTCCAGAAGCTAATAAATCAAGAATTAAATCCTGACCTTTGAAGTTTACAGTCTGGTAATCTTTTAATTCCATACCTGCACCTTCAATTTTGACAAGTCTGGCTTCACCTGTCATATTTGCAGCATCCGCTTTTACACGATTTCTTTTCTTAGAGAACTCAATCAATCCCTGTTTTGTAGTCAGATTTAAGATTGTTGATCCATCTACAACAATTGCATCAGCTCTAAATGGAAGACCATCTGCATCTAAAACTACATCATCAGTTTCTTCTCCATCGTCATCAAGCTCGTAGAAGTCACCGTTTGTTTTAACTGTATCAATATAATGTCTTACTTCTCCTAAGCTCTGAGTGTAAACAATGTAAATGTTTTCGAGATTTACACCATTTTCCTCTAATTCTGGTAAATAATCATCAATACTTCCTGATTCAGAATCTAAATATAAGACTCTGAAAGGTTTCCCATCTGGGCGTTTAAAATACGCTAACTGCATTGCCAGTGTACTTTTACCAGTAAAAGGTTCTCCATAAATAATAGTCATCAATTTACTCTGTGTTTTTGCTGCTTTTCTTGCTTTTGCCAAATGTAAAACTCCTTTATGTATATATTGTTTTTGTTATTTATTTGTGAAATGATTTAGAATTGCTCTTACCAAACATCGCCTTCAGTATCATCTGAAGAATCATCAAAACCAGATCCCCATTCATCATCTGTAAAAGAACTACTTGTCTGTTTATCATCAGACTCACCGAAATCACTTCTTGCTGCTTCTGCCTTTTTAATAGCTTCAATCGCTGCATCAATTGCTTCTCTGGTGTATGTTTCTGAATCAATACTGTCTTTGCTTGCGCCAGTGATAATAAGTTCTTTTCTTGCAGAATTTACGACTCTCTTTGTAGGATCTGCTTCTCCCCATCCATCATCTTCTACTTCAACTTCTTCTGTCTGAATTTCTGTCTTAATATGTCCCCAAACTTCAATAGATGAATATGGCTTCACATTTTTCTTAAAAGTTTTTGCTAATTTCTTATTTGTCATATAGAATTCAGCATCATCAACAGATGAATAACCAATAATCTTTCCATAAACGATAAAACGTCCTGTTGGCACATCATTTTCTTTTTCCTGTTCGATATTTGTGAATACCATTGTCTGTTTGAAATCAGATCTTACTTTACGTTCTTCATCATCAAGATCAATTTCTTTACTTGTTAAACTAATCTGTGTTGGAGACATTCTTGACCACTGACGTTTAGTACCGTCTTCCCCAGTAAAACTTCCATATTCAATATCTCCTTTGATGAATACACTCTGGTTGTCTGCCATGTGTTCTGAAGCATATTTTGTTAAATCAAATGGATCTAATACCAGTTTTTTGTTAACGACCTGTCCTTTATCATTGGTCTCTTTTTCAAGACCTGCTCTTGAACCAATAATTGCCCAACCTTCGCCAAGTCCTAATTCTTCAGCCGATTTAAAACGATCCGCCCAAGGAATTTTTTTAGTTTTGTATGTACCGTCTTTCTCTCGTTTGATAAAACATACTGTAGGTTTTTCAAATGCCTGAATTTTACATCCAACTTTTACGTCAGGTTCTACTTTAACTCCGAAAGATAATGTTCGTTTATCTTTGCCTTTCTGCGTTTTACCTTCCTTATAAAAGTCGTCTTTCGCACAATCAGTGATTAATCCTTCTAACTGAAATGTACCTTTAGTTTCTGGTAAGTTGAAAAGTCTTTTAGATTTTGTGTTTTCTGCCAAATGAATTTACCTCTTTCTGTTATTAAATTTGTTTAGTTAGTTTTTAGTTTGTAAATAAGTCATCAATTTATATCCACTGTCAACTCTGCCAAAGTCAACAGGAACAAAAAATAATTTTATCTGATCGTCTTATATTGCTATAATCGTTCTAGCACGTTTATAACAAATGCGTCAAAAAAAATAATAAAAGTTGTTTGCGTTATTCAACTTTTATAATCTGGAAAATGTTGTTGATCGCATTCTTTTAATCTTTTGTTGTATCGCTTGAAATGATGTGCCAAACATTTTTGCGATTTCTTGATATGTATAACCTTTTGATTTTAAATCAACAATCATTCTGTCCTTATTATTTAGTGTGTAACATTTATCTTGAAAATTCAACTTGAAAATAATATTTTTTTCAAAATTTTCTTCATCCTTTAAAAGAAATGAATTTTCATTTTTGTCTTCATCCCAATCATCTAACATATGATTATATGAAATAGTATTCATATCGCCCTTTCTTCTCTGCCGAAATCTGTATTTGTTATATACCGTTATTTCATTTTGTATACATAAATACGCATATGTCGAAAATGATTTAGACCGTGTTTCATCATAATCAATTGCTGCCTTACACAACCCAATAGCAGCGAATCCATAATAGTCATCAAAATTTTGTCTGCGGATACCGCATTTTGTCATAGCAGAGTAAATCAAATTATGATTTTGTTCTACTAATTTTCTCTGTTCGTCATTTAATTTCAACGACATTTACTCCTTTATTTACTTGTGTTTATGTATTATCCCTTGTAAAAAGGTTCCCATTGCTTAGGTGGAAACTGGTTTAATTTCCAGTCATCAGGATAATTATAGGAGATATGACATATTTGCCTAGCTCCCCCGTCCCACAATTCTAAAAACGGACATTTACTACTACAACCACAGCTATCTTTGTTAATAGAACAAATATCTTGTATTGTTCTTAGTGCAACAGCCACTGCTTCTTCTGTGTACTCTCCATAATTTTTCTCAAACATATAAGCACCTCCTACTTTCCAAATGCTCGCCATACAGTATCTGGATCATCATCAATCTCCCAAATACAAGGATCAGAATCTCTAATCGTGCAACTTGGCGCCCTCCCTGTCATTGTACATAATGGACATTTTTCGCAATCTTCATCATTGCCATGAAGATAATATTCGCACGTATCCTGAATCACATGCAGTGCATTTAAAATTTCTTTTGGCGTATGTAATTTACTTTTCTTTTCTTTCTCCATTATATTTCTCCTTAATTGTATCAATTGCAAACTGCAACGCCTCATCTTGAATTGTTGTATAATCATTTATGGAAATCATATCATTTAATACATGGATGTACTGTGCCGCATTGGTTTTAGTAGATAGTAGCTTTTCGGAATCTCGATTCTCTATATCATTCACAGTCAATGTATCGCACGCATTAAGACACGAATCCACCAATTCGTTCCATAACGACAAAACAAAATATCTCGCTGCAATCGGATGACGTTTTAGTTCATCAACTAGCGGTTTCGTCAGTTGAAACGTATCAAGTAAACTACATATATTATAATATTTTCGAAGTATATGATCTTGCTTATTTGATGATTCAACCTCGCCTATTGAAAGTGCTAAACTATTTCTTAATTCTTCTAACTGCCCGTATGTAAATACTTTATTATTTTCTTTTTTCACTCTGTCTTTCCCATTCCTTTCTCCAATAATCATCTTCTTTGATATTGCCAAGTTTCACATATTGATCTGGTTTAATTTCTCCTAAATCAATCATATCAGAACCATAAACAGATAACATCTGCCACGCCAAATCTTCATCATTATAAATAATCAAATATACGTCTTCGTCATCATCAACCAATTGTACAACATCATATTCGAATTCATTTTCTCTGCCAGTTGATTGACAAATGGTATCTTCTTTTACTTGACACCCATACATACCACTATGGTCTGCTGGTTCACATCTTGGGAATAATAACCATCCTTTACCGATGTATGTCCCAGTAATCCACTTATTAGTATCATAATTCTGTGCCTTGCAGTATATACCACAATTTTGATAGGTTTGATTCATTGCTAAATTCCCCTTTCGCTCTTTTATAATCCGATATACTCTGTCCATAGCTTCCATGTTATGATCATGTACCTCTGGAATAAAAATTTCCCTTCCACAAATCTTACAAATACCATATGTCTCTGCAAACGAAATTCTTTCACCTATCATTGGAACAATTGTAAACCTTGTTTCAAGTTCATAATCAACTAGCTTTCGACAATATGCGCACAAAAGTTTCTTCTCCATCTACATTACTCTCCTAACTCAATCCCACAAATTTCTTTCGCCAGTTCTCTTACCGCAACACGTTCTTCACAAACACAATATCCATCATCTTCATCAATTGTAAGATCATTATTGTACATGAATTTTAGTAACTCTTCTAAGGTATGAATATCTTTTTTGACTTCATTTACCTTGGCATAAAACTCTCGTTTTAGAACCGCTTTTATTTCTGATTCAGTGCGATATATCTCTTCTAAAAGAACCATATATAAACCATGCGTTATACTGTCTTGTATCATTATATATATTAGATCGCCAAGACATTTAATCTCCGTAATGATTCCAGACTTAACAGTATATGGTTCATCATACCAAGCAAAATACACCTTATCTCCAACCTTAAAATCGCACATTTTACATCACCTCTTTCTAACACCAAGCCCATATAATTGCACCTATAGCACCAACAATATGTATAACACACCATATTTGAGAGAACATACTCAAGAATCTTCCAGGAATCCCTTTTGGATATGATATATATAAGTATTCATCTCTATTGTCATAAATCCAGCACCATATTCCAACATAAACGACACATGCTATGAGAATACTTGCTAATTGGATTATCAATTTTACATCCTTCATAGTTACTTCTACCATTCATTAAGCTCAAGACCACATTCGTCTCTCTTAGCAAAATACTCAGATTCAACTTCATAGTGAACATCTTTATATAATTGATCATAATATGATTTCTGTAATTTGAAAAATGCAACCTTTAAATCATTTTCATAAAATTTACCCTGCTGTCCATTTTGAATTGTACGATATCCAATTTCTGGATGGTTATATGAAACTGAAATAATTGATCCATTATAACCAATGGTCATATGAATTCCTCCATTGACATCCGCCCGATATTCAACCTGATATCCGTCAATAAACCCATATGGATGCCACTCATAATCATCTGGCGCAACAGCAGGTTCAATAACATCAAAATATTTTTCTAATTCATCTCCCGACATCACACCAAGATGCACTCCATCTACACCAAATCTAAAATTAATAACATTTTCATCTATATCAATCTTAACAATCTCGCATACCTCTCCAAGATTATCAAAGCATCCCATTGGCTTCTTTAATTTAATCTTATGATCTATAGTCAATTCATTAATATTAATCATGCTGCCACCTTACCTTTCTTACTAAAATGTTCATTCCATGCATCGACCGCTTCTTGTTGATCGGCAGTTAGAGGATCATTGAATCTTTGCAGTGCTTGTACGATTCGTCCATTTTGTATTTCAATCGTCACTAAGGATTTGTTTGGTTCTTTTGCGTTTCTCAAAAACATAATATGGCATTCGCCATCAATGACTCGGTCTATGTAACTTGCCACACAATTATTTTGCTGCACCGCTTCGTCTTTAATGTCTTGAGTGGAGTCTGGATAAAAGAATCTCAGTCCTTTATATGTAAATTCGTATTCTTTATTAATACGGCTCTTAAAGACTTCTTCCGAAAATTCTTTTTGTAATCTTTTGTAATTTCTTGTGACAATATCCATTGTTGTTTTGAAATGTCTTGGATATCTATCAAATTTATGACTGATTGCGTCCATCATACGGGCATAATCACGCAATTCTCCGAGTAACCAATTTATACTATTGGTAGCAGCTTCAAATGTAATTATTCTATCTATATAAACAAACACATCTGCAAGATTATAGCCATAATCCTGATTTAAAGCCTCCAAAATTTTCGTAAAACGATATCTATGATTATCCTCAAAGAAATTTATTAAATATTCTTTAGTTAATGTCATATACTCTGTCTGTAAAATCGTTTGTACATAATCTGGATACATCTTATAAAAATCAACAAAATCATTACTTAACAATCGTCTATTCTTCACACCAAGACAATAATTTCTCAACCATTTTGGTACTTCATTAATTGAATATTTAAAATCTTCTGTGACTTGTTTGTGTGTAAACCCTATAGCAAAGAACTGCTCGCACATAGAATACTTACTTGCATATTCAAACAAAGTTCCTAAATTATAATCAATGAAGCCCCATGTAGTTCTTCCCATTTCACAATTTCTTCGCCAATTTACATATTTTAGAAACTCTGCATAATGTGGATCGGACACAAACAATTTATCCAATTCATCAGCTGAATGTCCAGACAGAATATTGTTCAAAGCTTTCACTTTCCTGCCGCTCTTGCCATAGCAATCACCATTTGATAAATCATATTTGCAAGTTTTACCATCATCCAGATGGAAAATAATAAACTTACCTTGTTTTTCTGCCGTGATAATGTTTCAACTCCTTTCATTTCGCCTCAAATTCCTATTTTATCATCATGTTATGCTCCCAATTATAATGCTTCATCGTCAAGTAGAAATCTGTAACATAATCGCATAAACTGTCAGAATCTCTAAACACTCTATCAGACATCTCAATCCACCAAGCATGTAATGGTTCAATATCTTTGTTCAGAATCAGTACAGGAATATGGTGTTCATATGCGATCGCAATCTCCATAGACGTTCCAATGCTTTTCGGATCATTTGCATTAACAATTACAAGATCGCTGTTTCTAACAAAGTTGGTATCAAATCGCATCACTTCTTTCTCTGTATCGAATAATTTTTCTTTAAAATTATAATAATCTACAGGGTTAATAATATTCATTGGCTTAGTATCGGCACATGTTTTTTTACATCGACTGATAAGTGATTTACGAATTTTTTCTCGCCACTCATTTTGTTTTGTAAACGATAAGTTTTGCATACCGCCAGCCAAATAAATCTGAAATATATTATTTTGCATTTAATTTCTCCTCCACTTTCTTCGTTAAATAATCCAAAATATCTTTATCTGTTTTAAATGCCTGAGTATCTTTCATAATCCTCTCAGCACTTAGAATACATTGATTCATCTTTTTAAAATTATCCACTGTAATATGTGAGAAGAATCTGGAATCTTCTTCGACAGAGGCAGGATTCTCACCTATCTTTGTATAATGAAATTCTTCACAGATCAGTAGCATATCTTTACTACTTGGAAATCCACCAATTCTAAATGAAAAATTAACTACATGTTGAATTACTTTTGGATTACATTTACTCTGCCAAAAATCTCCAATATGTACATCCATTATTTTCTTTCTCCTTTCATAACATAGGACTCAATCAATCCTTTCTTTAGTCGGTCATTCATATCCTGAATGGCTTCATCGATTGTTTTAAATTTACATGAACAAATATGCTCTTTGGTCAAATTAACAAATGAATATGTGCCATCTGACTTGTTCCTAAAAATAACAACCACTGATTCTTCTCCATCTGGTTTCTTAACAATAAATCTGAGTGCACCTTTTTGTGTTTCCTTTATATTTTCAAGTAAAATAGTATAATTGATTTTTAACCAGCTACCATTTGCCCATACTTGTTTAATTTTTTCTTCAGCATTTTGAAGTACACAATGTCTATAATCAATACTCTCGATATTATAGACAAGTGATTCAATGGCTTCTTTATCATTTTTTATTGTAATTTGACCATGCGTTCCATTTCTTCCATCTGCAATCGCATCAATAAATTCTTCTACAGTATATTCTTTATCAAGCACAACATCATATTTAGTATATTTATCGTTATCAGAACGTGGGCGTTTTATTAATTTAAACATCCCTATCACCTACTTTCTTATCAAATGTTTCTTGCAAATTTAACCAGAACTGACCATCATCAGCAAACCCATAATGGTCTGCCATTGTTTTCGCAAATTCTTTTGTAACACTTTGTGATCCGTCAATCAACCCTTGAACATAATCAACATCCATGCCAATTTTACTCGCAAGCTGATAAGGAGTCATCTTGCAAGATTCAACAAATTCTTCTAAGCATTCGCCAGGATGAAAAGCAATTTCGTCTCCAATCTTTACATACATTTTTACACCATTCCTCTCACAATTCGTTCATTTGTTGTCATCAAGAAGTTATTGATACGATCCCAGTCTGGTTCGTCTGGCAAATCAGTATTCATATAATCATAATCAAATTGATAAAGTAATCCTTCAATAAAAACATCGTATGACTGATTTGGGAAATATTCTGTATGCTCATTGTGTTTGCCAAATCTATATGTTTTATGCGTACTATTATATCCTTCTTTGATCTTTACAAGATCTTTTCCTATGTCATCCATAGATCCTAACATTGTTCCGTTATGCAATAATTCAATGCCCTGCAACAATAATCGAACTGCATGCATCATTGATTTATTAGCGTATCGTTCTGCCTTTTGCTTTTCTTTCTCTGAATCTTTATTTTTATAATACTTAAAACTCGTTCGAGTCAGACAATCGCATATATATCCTTTATATGCATGATAAACTCTCTTAGATAAAAACATATCTCTATTTTTGATCAGTTCCATACCAATATCAGATATATATAAATAGCGGTCTGGTGCAAAATATAACAGCTCTAAAAACGTAGGATTACCCTTTGCAAGCATATTGATCATCTTAATATGCGAATGTAACACAGTATCAACATCTTTATGATCGTCTGTCTTTTCAAGATTATTTGGATTATTATTCAACAAAATCTCTCTTTTATCACTAAGGAAAACACCACGTAAATCAATATCAGAATCCTCTGTATTTGTTCCGTAGGCATAACTTCCACCTAGCGTGAGAAAAGCGATTTTGTGAGGATAATCTCGTAAAAAGTCATACTCTGGAGACGAGTTTATGTAATCTTTTACTTCTTCAATTGTCATGATCTCACCTCTTTTATCCACATAATGCTTTCTTAAACTGTACAATATTTTGACTAACCCACTGATGAGTGATTCCAAGCTGACTTGCAATTTGTCTTTGTGTTAAACCTTTCTGCTTTAACGTGATAATCTTTTTATTTCTCGGTGCCAATTTATCAAACTCATTTTGAAAATGTACCTTTGTAAGCACCTCATCCTCTACATTATCTTTACTCATCAGTGTTGTTCCGATTGTAATATCATCTTCTGGTTCGTATCCTGCCAATGGTGTATCTAACGATTCAGCATTCCTATTCATTTTTTCTGTTAGTCTGTGCCATTTTGTATAATATTGATTCACTTCTGAACGTAATACCCAGAAGAGATATGTACCAAAAGTTCCTTTAGACTCGTCCCATTTTAATGCTGCTTTACAAATTGCCATACGACCAAGATCCATATATGTATCAAAATCTGTAAACTTTGTAAAATATTTTTCATGTAAATGCCAAATCAAAGAGTAATTATCTTCAATCAGCCTTCGCTGTTCATCATTTAGTTTCTTCACATCTCTTTGCCTCCTGTTCTTTAATGAATTTTTGTACTTCCTCTACATAACTTAATTCAAAATATCTTTCAATATACCCGCCCATTGGAACTCCAGTATATTTAAAATTAGGAATAGTTTCTTTTAGTTGACCACAAACCTCAGATCTAAATGTGTTTGTATATTTTTTCAAATCATTCATGGAATATGTTTGTTTAAAATGTGGCATATCAAGAGTGTTAAATAGTCTCCATAAAAAATTACTATTTCTATACTTTGTTAATTTAGCATCACGTAATTCATCCATAAAATCTCTCATAAATCGGATTATCTTATCAACATCTTTTGATGCTAATTCAAATACTAAATTTTCTGATTCATCATAATATGTATAATCATCATATTTTGTATTTGAATAAATCTTGTATACTTCATTTTTGCCTGATAGATTTGCTGATATATTATCAACATTCAAAACTTTGCCATTTTTCATAACTATTTCATCACTACACAATATCGCAGGAGATGTTATAGAAAACTTATCCAATAAAACATATTGATGGCTCAGATTAAAATGTGGATTATGATCGTCAAAATTACAAAACATCTCCGCTAACTCAATATGATCCTTGTTTCTCAATGAATTAATTTCTGTCCATTCATCACCAAGACAAATACCACGTACTGTTTTTAAAACCCTTTTTCCATAAATCTCTACATCGGCTTCCCAATCTGGGTCTCTATTTTTACTAAAAGCAAGTTCAAATTCTCTTGTATTTTTCCTTGACATACATCACACTCCTAACACATACTTATCACTTCTGAACCCAGCTGCATTTGGATGACCACCGCCACCATATTTCACAGCAAGCTCATACACATTTACTTTATCCTGTTCTGCGGATCGCAACTGATATTCCCACATACTTCCATTGAACGAAAAACCAATGAACATATCATATTTAGAAGCATCAATAGATTCAAAGAAATCATAATTGATTAATGCTCGGTTGATTGCATAGACTTTATGTCCCTCAAATATGGTTTCAAAACCATATGCTCTAAGATATTGTTCTGCATTTGCTGCTAAATACTCAATAATTGATAAGCCATCTGCTATCATATCACCAATAATTTTTGCTGCTTCATAAATTCCTTGATCTTTATTTAACGTGTTTAGCAATGGACTTAACGCATCAAAATCATACGATTCAAATGCATAGTGAAATGCTTTTACGAATTGTTTTGACGTTTCACCAAAATAAAATGTATCCCACATGGCTGTATATTCTGCCAGTTTTGGATAATCTGCTTTATATTTATATATATTGAGTAATCTTTTTACATTTTTCTCATCCGTCCTCTCAATTTGCTCCCAATTTTCATCACACATATATTTAAAATATAACCATGTCAAATTCGCTCCTGAAATACCCGCTCCAGTAATTCTGATTCCTTTTACATCACACTTGAAATCTTTATACGCTTCAATCGTAGACTGATGATGGTCGATCCAAAATACATTCTTTGTAATACTGAGCAACTGCCACATCTCTTCTGGCTCAATACTGTAGTCTACAATAAACACAAATTCATCCTGCTCAATGTCATGAAACGGGAATTTCATGCCGTAATTAATTTTTCGGAAGTCCTCTGGTTCAAATGCTAAACCTCGCTGTTCGCAAGCTTTTCTGACATAGAAACCAGATACGATGCCGTCTTGATCAACATGATAAAAACATTTCATTCTTCTTTACCCCTTTCGTTTATTCATTAAGTTAAGAAAATCTGCAACATCCTGCATAGCATGCACGCCAGAATATACTTTAATACGATTTTCTTTCAATAAATTTTCGACTGCTTTTAAACTGTGGCTCATCTGCTTAGATTCTTTATTCTTTTGTTCCTGATAGAGATTAAGAAAGATCACTTTATCTGGTCTCTTATGAGAATCATCAACTACTTCTGCAATACTGTATACTCCTTTAATACCATTCGTAATACCATACAGAACATAATCAGACTCTTCTCTTTCCTTAACTTCTCGCAGTCGGTCTTCTTCACTCCAATTTTTTACGATCGGATTATAATAATCACAATCTAACATCTTTTGTAATTGATCTCTCCATTTCCAGCCAGAGCATGTTCCTCCTAAAAATACTTTCATTTTTCTTTCTCCTCTACAATTTTTACTTTATGACCGAGTTCTTTTTCGATTTCTTCAATCGTCATTTCTTTTGGTGGAGAACAATGCATATCCAAATTATCAATGTCGATTTCCATGTTCCAAATACGTTTGTAAATACATCGTCCGATTAATATACAAGCTGCTTTCTTAACCTCCTCGGCTGTAGGTGGGTAATTATCTAATGATGCAATGATATGTTTGCAATCTCTTACATTTAATACCTCCAGCTGTGGACTACATCCTGTATATTCTGATTGTGTTTCAATATACAAGTTATGTGCCATCTATATCTCTCCTTTCTCAATTTCTTCTTTAATAATTCTATATGAAAGAGCCTCATCAGACTCTTTGTCATTAATTCCATTTCTTTCTAATAGCTTGTCCAATTCTTCTGGACTCAACTGACCAAAGAATCGTTTTATTTCCTGTTTACGTTCTTGTCTTGTTTTCATTTTTTTTGTTTAAATTCCTTTAGTTCTGTTATTTTTTATAGTTGCCAAACCCACAAATAACATAAATCCGACAAAATAACATAGATTTTAGTGAGTGCTATAACAAACCTCACTTTTGGCGTACTCAAAAACTATTTGAGCAGAATATTTTTATATTCCAAAAACACACCAAATATTTTAAAATTTTTATTTTGTTTCTTAGCCATATCTACTTCACTACCTTACCATCTGGCATTATAAATTCCCAATACCCATCACTATTTTCAACTTCTTTTGGTTCTTCTTTATATATTTTCTCCATCAACTTCCGACCTCGCTCAATATCTTCTTTTGTCCAATTTTCTACTTCGTCAATCAAACCTTGCAAAAACTTCAATGATTCTTGTTTACTCATGAGTCTTATTCCTCACATTTTCTACCATATAGTAAGAATCCAATATCTCGTATTCTACCTATCTTACGATCATCCTTGTTTTCAAAAAATTCTAAAGAGTAAATATCACGATTAGAGGTATTTACTGGTTTGTCAAATTTAACGGTCATATATCTATACCCATATCTGCGACCAATCTCATCTGTTCCGATGCGAGTAATTGTACCTTTGTCGTTATTTCTAACCAAACCTCCTTTAGCCGCTGGCTTCATTCTATAAATATAAACTCTATCTCCGACCTTTAGCATTTACTTACCTTCCATTTCTTCATAAAGCTCTCTAAATTTTCTAAAATCATCTGCACTGCCACCATTATCTGGATGACTTTTCTTCATTGCATACTTCACTGCGTCCTTAACATCTGAACGAGTTTCTTCCTTATTATATGTATCATTTTCTTTGTTGTTAGCATCAGCCATGAACGACATCTTATCTAAGATCAGATTTACATTTGTCTGCCTCATCCGATCCATCTTTCTTTCGTATCTCAGGAATACAATCACTCCAACAATACAAAACCCGATCGCATAGCCAATGGCAAACTCAATATTGGCTCCCATATTAATTACCTCACTTTACATTTTTTCTAATAACACAGTAACGGCATCGTCAATAGCCTGATGCATCTTTTCTGCCTGGTATTGTGACTCTGTATACATACGATCATCTCCGTATATTATTGGTCTTTCAGGTAACCAATGGTTTTGAATATCTCTTAATATCCTAATAACCTGATCATCAAACATCATATCTAATTGCTTCATATCATTTTCTGTCCGAGTACGCAGTGATACATCATTATCCTTGTGAAAATCACTAACACGTTTATCTTTTCGATACAAACTATCAAATATTTCGTTACCAATAATGTTACCAACAATCGTTCCCAATATAATCGCAACTATATTTATCATTCCTCATACTCCTTTTCTTTCTTGTATATCTCTGGATAATATTTTTCTACAAGCTTCTCAGGATAACCAACCATTCTATGTGTTCCATAAGGTTTCCACATTAGATATTCGCACCAATTAGTGCTATTCTTGTTTATCCAACTAACATCTTCGAGCATTTGAGTATAAATTCCTTTATCATTTCTAATAAGTTTATTTCTGTTCCATGCTTTGACCTCAATCATTACATCTTGGACACTAACTCTTTTAGCAAGCCGACATAGCCATTTTTGTAATTCTCTATATGTTTCTTGAAATTCTCTGTCTCGCAAACTGCCTTCGACTAACAAATAATATGTTCCTTGTGTTTCGAAATTTCCTCTTCTACCATTTCCAAAATGAGTTCGTTGTTCAAATTCATTACATGAATCGCTCATATCATATCCTGCTTTTTGAACTATATGTATATTCATATCGCTTTCAGACCCTGTTACTCTAGGCAAATGATTCAATGCAGTTTCAAGTATGTATCTTTCCTCTGCCTGTGTTCTTCCAAATGGTCTAACTTCAACAAATCCCTTTACATATGTCCACCAACTCATTTCTCATCATCCTCTCTTTACATAAAACTCAGATTTTACTCTATTACATATCTTTTCTCACAGCCACATTTCTTGCAGCGATAAACCTTCTCACATCTATAAGGTTTTGTAGATCTGTCGCCATAATATATTGCAGACTCAAATATCTGTTCCCAATCATGTTTACAGAAACAAGACCTGATATACCAAATTAATCTTCTCATTTAATACCTTGCACCTCATATTTCACTCAATAAGTCTTTCACAATTACTCGATCTTCGTCTTTAACTTTTTTTGATTTTGTTGTTGCCATAAACTCTAACCACTCTTTTCTCATTTTCTTTTCGTCATCATTTAAGTGTTCGATTACAATTAATTGCTTAGAATTAAGTTTGTCGTGACTAGAAATATAGTTATTCCATCCGTCTTTCCAAAACAACTTGTTTGAGATAACTAATGCATATCCCATCAATGTTTCTCCATTTACTATTCTTGATCTAAAACACAGGTTTCCATTTTCAATTGGATTGTTTCTCATATCTTTCATTCTTCATCACCTTCTTCTGGTCTTAACATAATACCAAGACCCGTACACATTCCAGTAAGTTTCTTATCCATTGCCTTAATTCTTTTGTAATTGTAATAGGTCATGTATGGTACTCCAACACCAATTGCTACGATCACCATAAACGCCAATATCCAAATTATGTAAAATAAAACGTCTATTTTATCTTTCTCCTTTTCTACGACTATTTCCTAAAATCAAACCACCATACTGTGTAAAAATTCTTCTGAAAATATGTATCGTCTCCATCATCAAGTTCTGTGAAATATTTTCTGCCTCGTTCCTTGACATCGTCTTCATTGAAATAACTATATGCCCATGCAGGAATTGTATAAGATTCTTTATCTTCTAAGCAGAGATTCAACAAATCTTTGACCATCATCTGCAATTCTTCTTCATCATATCCCTGTGTCATTACGTCAAAATATGGGATATATGCCATATATGGAACTGAGTCATTCTCATCTTTTAGAACTACGACAGGAAATGTTAGATTATAATTCATATCAGCCTTACTCCCTTGAACTGTAAATATTATTTTTTCTTCATCGGTTGTATCGTCAGTAAGCGCAAATAGCGAAACATCTCTAAGTGCGTATCTAATATCATTTACCCTCTTCCTTCTTATGTTTTTTCTTTTTATATGGTATACAATAATCAGAAGATACCCATACCCAACTATTTTTTATATAGATTAAGAAATCTGCACCCTTTTCATAGTAATAACCTTGTGTGTATGGGCTAGGGCTTACTCCATACACTTTGTACTTCTTACCTTTATATAAAACTTTCATAATTATTCTCCTCCAAAATAAATCCACCACTTGGTAACATTGCAATCAATTTCTTTTTCTTTTAATTTTGCAATCTTACGATTATTGCTTTGGTATGTATCCATCTGTTTTTTAACAAGTTCATTGCTTCTTAATTCAGGATATGTTGTGATCAATGCCATTCCATCACCAGCTTTAAATTCTTTGTATGTATCCTTTTCATGATTCATGTAACTCTTAACAGTCACATCAATCTTTCTCTCAAGCTGCCGATTTTGTGTTTCATACATTTTGATTTTCTGATTGACACCTTGATTTTCATATAGATTACTCAGTAGTGAACATAAAAGTACGATAATGGCAAAGTTAATCAGAATTAATACAACACTAAGAATATCAAGATCACCAGAGGAGTAATCCTTGTTTTTAGCATGATGATAATAGGTTATTGAAGCAATTATAGTAATTACAAGTATTGTTATCAGCACTATTCATCCTCCTCTTCTAAAAAATCTCATCCAATGCTTCTTCAATAACTTCTTGAACATCTGTTTGTGTCAAATCATAATCACACATCATATCATCCATCGGAAGATGACTTTTCATACACGTAAACAAATACTCTGCAAGTCCTTCTGTGTCATAGCCTTTTACAACATCATCCTTTTGCAAAGGCTGTTTCATGCCGTTCCTAATATGATACCCAAGCCTATGAGCGGTAATAATAATTTTGTTTCCTTTAGGAATTATCTCTTTTCTTCCAAAAATTGTTTCAACTTCTGTTTCTCTTTGTGATACTAAGATTTCTCCGATTTTATATGTACTCATTCATCCACCCCACAATCAACATCAAATAGATATTTCATGATGCGTTTTGTACCGATTTTGTTGGCAGCATCCTCTGCAATTTCTGGAGAAGTAAAATAAATGCCATTGATTGTTTGTGATGCATATAAATATGCCGTTGTTAAATCTCTATCTACAATGTCATACCTAATACAACAATGCTCATTTTCACCATCCCAAATTAGTTTTTCCGAATTATTGTGTTCGTCAGCATATCTCTGCAACTCAACATTAACCTTCTGTTTTTCAATAGCAAACTCTGTATCCTTTTCAGTCTTAAATACATTACCTAAAGCTAATCTTCTCAAATCTGATGCTCTACCTTGCCATTTTGCAATACCGATCTGTCCATCATTAGTGATGTAATAATACTCATCTCCGTTCTTTAACCCACATGGATTTGTTTCTTCTTTCTGTTCTGATTTCTCGCAGAACTGCTCAAATAATGATTTAAATAAATTCTGCTGTGCTTCAGATAATTTTGAAATATCAATTGTCTTTGCTATACCCATTTTCTTTCACCTCACTTTATGCTCCAAAGATGTATTTAATGATTCTGTCTCTTCCGATTGCTTCAATTGCATCAACTAAAACATCTTTTGATGTAAACATAACTGTACCCTGTATTTTTGTTGTAGCCAATGTATCGCAAAGAAGTCTTTTTCCGTCTTCTTCACATCGAATACAATAACAACGATTGGCAAATTCTGTGCCGTTGTGTTCCTTTGCATACCGCTCAAGTTCAACTTCTACTTTTCTTTTCTTTCTTGCAAATACTGCTGCTTCTTGTGTTTTAAATACGTTGCCTAATACCCATCTACCGTTATCGACAATGCTATTAAACCATATTGCGCTATAAATAGATCCGCTACCATCAATGTAATGATATCTTTCACCGTATTTTGGTTTCCAAACTTTAGACCCTGAATTAGTTTTTTCTTTTGGTTTCGCTCTTTCACAACATTTATCAAATAATGCTTTTATCAGATCCTGTTCTGCCTCTGGTAATACTGAAATGTCAATCATCTTTTCTGTATTCATTTCTATTCTTCCTCGCTTTCAAATTCTTCAATCTCTTTCCATGCCAGAATACTTTTGTCGCTATAGTAACTTGCCTTTTTAGCTGTCGCATTTCTCCATCCACAAGAATCATGCCATGTTCTGTTTACACAACCGCCCTTTACGGTTACTAAAACATCTTTGCTATCTTCTGGCAGATCATCAGGATTCTTTCTTAAGTCATGCCATCTATACTTTTCTTTATATTCTTTGAACTCTTTCAATTCTCCCAGCCACTTTGCAAGCTGCTCATGATTTAAGGCGCAGCCAATAAGCCTGTCAAGTTCTTCATCATCTGGATTCGCATGACACAACATGGCTTCTGTGTATTTCTTTGTTGCCATATCATTTGCGCATTTGATAGTTTCTTCTAAATTCATTTGTCTTCTCCTCTCTAATCAATTTCTGCGATACTTTCTACGAAGCAGTTGTAGTAAATGTATCTCTTACCTTTGTAGTCAAACTTGACATATCCGCCGTCATTTGTATCAATATCAATTTTTCCTTTATATTCAGCAATCTTCTTACCGTCTGCCGTGTATACTGTAATGACTCTATTCATACCGCC